TGCGAGTTCTTTGGCGATGTCTGTATTACGGATATTCCCGGCGTCTTCAATATCTTTGCCTTTGACCCACTCTGTGAGTAGAGAACTAGAAGCAATAGCACTACCACAACCATAAGTTTTGAATTTCGCATCTTGAATAATTCCATCATCACCGACAAGGATCTGGAGTTGCATAACGTCACCACACGCGGGTGCACCGACCATGCCAGTACCGACGTTGTCGTCTTCTTTATCCATCTTCCCTACGTTGCGTGGGTTCTCGTAATGGTCTAGAACCTTGTCGGAATACATTACTGAAATAGTTCCTCATACAACTCATAAACTTCATTAGCCTCTGTGCGAGACTCTTCCATGTTTTGTTTATGATAGATAGTCGCAAGTTTACGGAAGTGTTTCTTATCAACACCGTACTTCTCGTTAGTGACATCTACGATATCTTTCATCAATTCTTTCTCAGCATCGATACGCAACATGCTGTCAGACATCTCTCTAATCGCGTCTGCGACTTTCTTTTTATCTTCCGGACCTATCATATTAATCTTACTCCACTTGTTGCTTCCGTCCATGCGGCGGAAAAATCATCATTAGTTAGTGTGCATAGAACATACTGTTGGAAACAAACCTTCTCAGGATTTTCCTTACTTGTCATACACACACCACGTGCAAAACCGATACCTTGATCGCCATGAATCAACATACGAGGATCTTTGAGCGTAACTGTACCATTACTATTCATGCCGCCCAAATTACTTTCCAAACGACCTACGTATTCTCCACTTACTGTGACTACCGTCACCACATCATTATTCTTCATTTTCAATCTCTTCAATTAACATATCACGCATTTGTTGTGCTTTCGCATCTTCGGGATTATCCACACTACCATTATTCACAAATTTATATGCGAGAGTAATGCGCTGACAGCCTGCATACGCAGCGTGCCAACAGTGTAGGTCTTCTTCATGACCCGCACCGAAATAATAGTGACGACACTGCCAGCCAGGTACATCCTGAATCTTTACAATCTCATCTGTCTTCTTATCGTAGTACTCAAAGAAACCTTCTCCGGTCTCTGACCACGTGAATAAGACTTGGTATGCATTGGCATCATAGTTAGTGTGCCATCCTACAAAACCGCCTGGCGGATAGTAAGATAGTAGAGCGGACGTATGCGCACCTAGGTGAGAAGCAAAATCATACTTCACCTTCTGCATAAATCCACCCCACATCTCCTTATCTTCGCGCACCATCTTAGAGATTGGTTGTGCGAAGTATCTATCGGGCGGGCCAACCAGACCATCACGACCACGAGACAAACAGTCTTCTAGATATTCACGAGAAGTGTAATAATCCCCTTTGTGAACATCTTCTGGTTCGTGATAGGTCCAATACTTTTCGTCGTTGTACGACGGTTTAGACAGCATCTCATCTGAGAAACTGTTTAGAGTCTCTAACAACTCTTTATTACGAATAACTACCTCAGTCATTATTAAATATCATCTCCATTCATAAATCTTTCATTGGCTTTCTTTAGATCGTTTTCAGTACAAGCACCCATCTCTAAAAGGTATGCTACTGCGGCATTAATTCCCTCTTGTCTTCCCATCTTCTTGCCGATATAATTTGCGGTACCCATTAGTACTAATGTCATAATAGTTTGTGAAATTGGGTCCATTACAGATATCCTTATAGTGTGAAGCCATCAAAGTTCATCTTTTCGGACGAAATTCTCTGACCGGAGTTTGAGTTATCAAAGGCGGGACCATTATCTACCTCTTTATTTAGGGGAGAATCGTTTTGGTCTACATCAAATAATCTCATCTTACTCCGGTCAATGCCCACAACAAATCGTTGATATGTACTAGGATCATTATACCGATTTTTTAACTGCTTTACTAATATCTGTCCGTTTGCATTCAACTCATCATTACTGATCAGTGCAAACATCAAGTCTGCTGTGGCGGGAAGTCCAAACGATTCGGACGTGTCCTCCAGACCCACATCATCATTACTATAACCGGAACGAGTAGTCTGCGTTGCGGAAAATACAGGAACATCAAACTCAACAGCAAGACCTCGCAATTCTTCTGCGATAGACTTGATATATGTATAAGAGTTGATAGAACCCCCCATTGACTTCATCCTAGAAGACGCACAGATGTTCAGGTAGTCAATAAAAATCATATCCGGTGTGAACTTCTTCTTTAGTTTCAATTCGTTCAGCAACGCACGGAAGTGACTAGCGTGGGCCTGACCCGTCGGATATTCCTTGATGATCAATTTACCATTAGTCTTGTCTGCAATGCCTTTAACACGATTTGAAAACATGTCCTTACTCAGATGTTCCAACTGGTCTATCGGGACGTTAAGTAAATTTGCGTCGATCCTTTCTGCGATGCGTTCTTCAGCCATTTCCATAGTGATGTAAAGGACATTCTTCCCCTGTGACAGGGCAGCACCAGCACAATGACACATGAATAGAGACTTACCGACACCCGTACCCGCCAGTGCGATATTGAGGGTCTTATTAGGTATTCCACCTTTAGTGATTCGGTTAAAGTAGTCCAGATCGAACGGAATACGTTCTTCTTGCTCATGATAGAACTCATATCGCGCATCCACAGATTCAAGATAGTCGTGGCCAATATTTGTATCAAATGTTACGGATAATGCTTTTGATAAAACATCGGGTATAGCATTCTTAGAAAGTTCTTGGTGTTTACCATCAATAATAGTTATAGATTCCATAACTGCATTGAATACCGCACGATCTTGACACCACTTCTCAGTGCGTTCTACCAACCACGATAAGTCTTCCTCAGCATACTTGAAGATGTCTGGAAGGATATCCATAGTGTGACGATAATGTTCATCTGACAATCTGTCCTCTGAGTCAATCTCAATCTTGAGTGCCTCTTTGGACGGAAGGTTATTATACTTGGCGATATACGCATTGAACTCTTTGAAGATACTTTTATAAGTACCCTCAAAGTATTCAGGAGAGAGGAAGGGAGCAACCTTCCTCATATACGAATCGTTAGTCAGTAGATTTCGAAGAATCGTCTGCTGTAGATTGATGTCCGTCATTTGTATCCTTAGTCTGTAAGTAACCTTCATTGATTGCAACGTCTAAAATATCACCCAACACTTCACTCGCAAATCCTTGCAAATTAATATTGTCTATGGTATACTCGACGTTCTCAGTGGCGATGACATCAAAATTATAACTAATGTTTCCCGCCTCACCATTGATACGGACATTGTTGTACCGAATCGTGGTGTTCTCATATGGAGCGCGTAATAGCTCTACGTTCCATAGGTCACTATCGTCATCCCCGATCGCGGGGACTAACTTATAGTCTAAGTTTTCGGACGGCTTGTCCAAGTCTAGATCTTTCATTACACTACTTCCTCAACTAAATCTTCTGGATTTAAGACACCATTATACCCTATTTTATAGGTCTTGGCAAGGAATTCTGAAAAATCACTTGACTCAAAAATAGGTTCCCAGAAATCAGCAGTCATGGTTTCCTTTAATCGCAACTTAGAACCAAGGACTTCACCTGTAGTCAAGTCAACACGTTGATACCATCCGTTAGATGGTTTGTCAACATATCCACCTGCAAGAGCAACTTCGAGAAGGCCGGAGTACTTCTGTACGCCACCTTCCCATGATACACCGATTGGAATCTTGGATTGCTCTTTGACATAACGAGACTTCTCGACTTTGATGACAAAGTCGTATCCAACTATTTCGGTGCCTTGCTTATCTTGACGACGACCGATAATCCAGATATTGTCAGCTGAGTAATAGATACCAGTACCACCACCTACAACATCTTTCGGAAACAAACCGATCTCTTTATAAGTGTGATTGACTGCGATCATTGGAATGTTTTTCATTGCAAGATGTGGAGTTGCCATACGGAACAGTCCTTTCAATGCTTTCGCACGTGACATGTCTGCAACACCCTTCTCATTAAGTGCGTCATCAAGTTCTTTCTTAGATGCAAGGTTACCGATAGAGTCAATAACAATGATAACATCATCTTCACGATCAAGCTCTTCTAATTGGTTGATCATATCAAACTTTAAATCTTCGACGTGTTTTATGGGTGTGTGCAATACCCGACTAGTATCAATACCGAATTGTTCAAAGTAAGACTGTGGTGAACCAAACTCTGAGTCATAAAACAACATGACGGCGTCTGGTTTTGCGTTAAGATATGCACCCGCCATAAGTAATGCGAATGATGTCTTGAAGTGTTTTGATGGTCCCGCAAGGACGGTAAGCCCAGGCGAGATACCACCGTTTATGGAACCGGATAACGCGACGTTTACCATCGGAACGTCGGTCGGTACCATATCTTTTTCAGTGAAGAACTTACTAGTGGAAAGTGTCGCCGTCTCCTTTATC